ATCCTCTAGCCGCCTTCCCACATACTCCTGGAGTTGTTGTTTGGGGCCAGAAGACATTGCAGAGAGCACAATCTGCACTTGATAGAGTTAATGTTAGACGACTTCTTATTGAAATTCGTCGCGAGGTACGTAACGTTGGTAATAGCTTGTTGTTCGAGCCAAACCGAGAGGAAACTCTTGGAAGGTTCTCTGCAGCCGTTAATCCGATACTGCAAAGAATCCAGCAACAGCAAGGTCTAGATAAGTTTAAAGTTGTAATTGATACGACCACTACTACACAGGCTGATATTGAAAATAATACAGTTAGAGGTAAAATCTTCTTACAACCAACAAGAACAGTAGAGTTCATCTCACTCGACTTTGTTGTTACAAACGCTGGTATGGAAGTATAATTTCTGCAGTAGCAGAATATTTAGAATAGAATCTTTTTGATAGGAGTTAAAAGACATGGCTGAGACACTTTCCGTCACTGATATGCTACCCAATAAGTTTGAGCCTAAGCGTAAGTTTAGGTGGGTTTTTGCGGTTGAGGGTATTGATGCATTTTTAATGAAGACTGCAAATCGCCCTACAATCAACACTGCTGAGCAGGAGGTCTCATATATGAACTCCACTCGGTACTTAGCAGGTAAAACTAAGTTTGATGCAATTAGTTGCACCTTACACGATCCAATCGCACCTTCTGGTGCACAACAGGTTATGGAATGGGTCCGAACCCACTTTGAATCTGTTTCCGGTCGCGCAGGTTATGCTGATTTCTACAAGCGTGATTGCCAACTTAAACTTTTGGACCCTGTCGGAACGGTTGTTGAGCTCTGGGACCTTAAAGGATGTTTCTTAACATCTGCATCATTCGGTGATTTAGATTACGCGGGTGAAGATCCAACAGAGATTTCATTAACAATTCGTTTTGACAACTGCGTACTTCAGTACTAATACGGTTTTCAAAATTTCAAAAATCTTTCAAAAGCCTACCGGTGTTATGCCGATAGGCTTTTGTTGTCTTTTAACAAAAACTAACTACAATTTATTTTACATGCGTTTTTGCCTGATGGATACTTAACCATACTGACAAATATTAGTAGCTTTGTGCTATATATCTAATGGAGAAAAACATCGTGGCTGAAGATAAGACGACAAGATCAGAAAAGAATGAGATCTTTAAAGGTGATGGACCAGGTCATCATCCAGGTATGCCTACCCGCAACGTCATGAAAGATGACTTTGGATTTGAGATTCCGGTTGAGACCGTTCCACTTCCATCAAAAGGGGTAACATATTCTGAGGATAACCCACTAGCAGGTATGGAAACCGTTGAAATTAGGGCAATGACAGCAAGAGAAGAAGATATTCTTACCTCAAAAGCCCTTATTAAAAAAGGTACTGTTATTACTCATCTTTTAAAGTCATGTTTAATTAATAAGTCAATTGATCCTAGTACCATGTTGGCCGGTGATAGAAACGCAGTTATGACTGCTTTAAGAATTACTGGTTATGGCTCGGATTATAACGTAGAGGTTGATTGCCCTAGTTGCGGCGAAAGGTCAAAACAATCATTTAGTCTAGCAGAACTACCCCTTAAGCGGTTAGAGATTTCTCCAGTAGCTGCAGGCGCAAATATGTTTGAATTTCAACTACCTGTTTCAAAGAAGAATGTCAGATTTAAGTTCCTAACAGGTCACGATGAGCAAGAAATTATGGTCACGATGGAGCGCAAAAAGAAAACAGGTCTACAGGGAGAAAACCTTGTAACGACAAGATTGCAGCATGCAATTGTTGCCGTTGAAGGAATTACTGATAGGACCAAGATTGGTATGTTTATTAGAAATATGCCTGCTCGTGATTCGTTAGAGCTAAGAAAGCATATTGATAAAGCAGAACCTGGTGTTGAAATGAAGTCGTGGATGGAATGCCCACATTGTCTCGAATCATCGGAGGTGCGCCTTCCCATGGGCGCTTCGTTTTTTTGGCCTGACTCCGAATGATAAAGAGGTTTATCTAGAACATATATTTTCTTTGATGTACTACCAGGGGTTTACGTATGCTGAGGCCTACAATATCCCTGTGTGGCAAAGGATATGGTTCATGAAACGAATCAATACTGAGATTAAACGCGCTAATGAAGCTAACGGTGGTAATGGCGCTGCCACTAGAGCAGCCCATCATAATACTCCTGATTCTAGGGAGCTTATGGGCCGCCATAGAAACATGGTTCCTGCTAACCTCAGACGCTTTACTTAGAGCGTAATAATTAATAACAGGAGGCAATCATGAAAAAAGAAAAAATTGAAGAACTAAGATCATTTCATGCCGCTGCTGCTTCTTATATTATAGGAAATAGCACAGGGATAAAACTGCAAGGAAGCAAACAAAGAATTGTTGCAACCAAGAATATTCTTGAAGCTTCAAAAAGTTTATATGCTGAATTAAATTCCCCTGACGCTAGTCTAGAAAGGGTATCTTCCTTGCTGGAGAAAAAAAGAAAAGCCTCCAAACAGTTTCAGCAGATTACAGGCATTAACTGGTTACTATAATTGTATTGGAAAAATAGGTTAACAGCCTATTTATTCCTATCAAGTGCAATGGGAGTTGATCATTAATGGCTGACAACGAACAAAAGGCAGCAAGCCAACTAGACATTGAGTCACAAATCAATAAAGTTTTGCAGGCGCGTACCGCAATCTTGCAAAACCAGTCTAAGTTCTTGTCAAATCAAACCCAAATGGCGATGGAGATGTGTAATGCCTTAGACTGTGAAGGTCTAGATGGCATGAAGGATCGCCTAGATGAATTACAAAATGGTCTTAGCGAAGCTGCCGAAGAGGCCAAACGTTTAGAAGGCAGTGCCCAATCTGCCGGTAACGCAGTAAACTCAATGGCTAAAAAGTCCGCCAAGGATGGCGGCATGATGAAAAAAGCATTCTCTCCAATGGGAGGAATGTTTGCTGGTCTTGGCGTAGGTATTATGTCTGCGTTTAAAGGCGCCACCAATATGGTTGGTGGTTTTCTAGCCTCAGCTAGTAGAATTACTGGAATCATAGGTAACGTTGGTAAGTCTTTAATTGCCCTTCCTTTTAACTTATTAAATAACCTTACGTCTTTAGCTGCAGGTGCAGGTGGTGGTGTGTCCGCGTTACGGCAGGCCATGGAAGACGTACGTGAAGAGTTTGGTAGCTTAGCCAAGAATGAAGGTAAACAGGTCATGGACGGATTCGGGGCGATGAAGTCCCAATTCAAAGATATGGCCGGCGCCGGAATTAGTATCAGAAAACATTTCGGTCCAGGCTCAGAAGGCGCCGCAGCTGCCCTTAAGGCAGTTGGCGAACAAATGACAGATCTTGGTGAGTCAATGGGCGTCTTTGGTGATGAGGTCGCTAAAAATGCCGGCAAGCTGCATGTATACCGCAAAGGGCTAGGACTAACAGGCGACGCATTTAAATCGATGGCAACCGTTGCCCAAACAAATGGTAAATCACTCACAGATACTGTTCATGAGTTTGGTAGCATGGCCATTAACATGGGTAAGCAATACGATATTGGTCCAAAGCAGTTATCTAAGGCCATGGCATCAATGGCTGGTGATGTTGCAAACTTTGGAACCTTAAGCACTAAGCAACTTGCTTCTTTAGCTGTGTATACAAACAAGTTAGGAATTGAAGCAAAAGAATTAAGTGGGGTTATTGATAAGTTTGATAACTTTGAGGATGCAGCAAAGAGTGCTTCACAATTATCACAAGCATTTGGTATGAATATCGATGCAATGCAAATGATGAAAGAGCAAGATCCAGGTAAACGAATGGATATGCTACGTGAATCATTCCAGGCAACCGGTAAGTCAGTTGAAGATCTAAGCCGTCAAGAGCTTAAGTTGTTAGCTGCACAAATGGGATTATCTGAAGAGGCTGCTAAAAAGGCCTTATCTTCTGATATGGATTATGATGATATTGTTGCCGGTTCTGAAGATGCAGAAGCAAAGACATTATCTCAAGCCGAAGCTATGAAAGAACTAGCTGATTCTCTTAAACAAGTATTCGGCGGAGGTGGCGGTGGGCCTAAGACGTTTACAGAGGCTTTAGTATCCGGATTTAAAAAAGGCATTATGCGCGGAAAAGGAATGCGCAAGATGTTCAGCAATATCCGTAAGTCAATGAGACAAGTCTACTTATTTGGTAAAGATCTTGGAAAAATGTTTATTGAAATGTTTCCAGGTATTCAAACCATGGTTAAAGCCTTAACAGACTTATTCAGTCCTTCCAGATTTAAAAAGTTAAGAAAAGACTTATTAGGCGCATTTAGGCAATTATTCATTGACCTCAGAACTGACCCAAAAGCCGGTGTAGAAACTTTTTCTACAAAGATAAAGGAAATATTTGGAAAGTTTTTCGATAGCTCCAGTGGGCCTGGTAAGGCCTTTATGGACGGACTAAAGACATTCGGTAAGACAGTCTTGCTTCTTATTTTAAGCATGGTCCCAATGTTAATGAAAGGTCTGGCTAGTCTAATTAAAAAGTTAGCTGATTTTATTAGAGACCCCAGCGCTTTAACTGATGGTGCAGCCGGGCTAGCGGATGGCCTCCAGCAAGCTCTTGCCGGTGCGTTTGAAAACATTAAAGCTGCATGGCCAATTTTAAGAGATGCATTTTACGACTTATGGGATGCGGTAAAGCCAGCCTTAGGAAAACTGTGGCAAAAAATGTGGCCGTATATTTTAAGTGCAGTAATTCTTAAAACAATTATTACCGTTGCTGCCAACATGACTTTAGGCGCTGTTTTTGGGACGCTATTTAAGGCTGTTGCCAAACTTTTTAGCGGAGCCTTTGCAAAAGGATCTGCGGCCGGCACCAAAGGTGCTGCAAAAAATATGAAAAAGAAAGGCAGTGCCATCGGCTCTGTGAAAGGACTAATATACCGATTAGCGGATTTTAAGGTTTCCAAAATTGGTAAAGCCATGTTAACCGTAGGTATGTTGATTATCTTTGTTGGTGTATCATTAGTTGGTCTGGCTTTTGCATTAAAGTTAGCAATTGGCCAAATTAAAGATGTTGATCCTGTACAACTAGCAATTATGGGTGCGATATTAATTGCATTAATGTTTGCAATGCTCCCTATGGCGCTAGCGGCGGAAGCCATGGGTAAAGTAAACCTTGGTAAGATCCTTGGTGCGCTCTTAAAGACCGGCCTCATTGTAACCGGAATGGGTGCCCTTACATATATTATGAGCAAAATTATCAGCGCGATTGAGCCACCTCCGATGGAAGCGATTAAGGGTTTCTTTATTGTGATGGGCTTAATACTAGTCATGGGATTAGTTGCCATGGCTTTAGCAATACCGGCAGGAATGTTGGCTGACAAGTTTGGTGTACAAATAGCTATTGGTTTAGCAATCATCGGTGTTGTTATGATTGCAATGGGCGTTCTTGGTGTCATAATTGGAAAAATGCTAGGCTCAATCCCAAATCCAGAAGGCGTTGCAGCCTTAATGCAAGGTATATCATCTATTATGAAAACCACTGCGTTAATGCTTCCAATTGCCGGTGCATTAGGCTTAATGGCAATGGCCTTCCCGTTTGGTACAGCCGGTGTTGCAATTATTGTAGCTGGTTTTGGAATCTTAGGAACCTTAGCAACATCAATGGTTAACAACTTAATTCCTGCAATGGAAAAAATCGCCAAAATTAAGGTAGGAGATCCTAAGAGCTTTAAAATGGTAACTGAAGCTTTATTAGCGGTTATTCATGCAATTGAAGGGTTTGTTAACGCCGTAGCCAGGGTTATGGAGGCACTCCGGCCAAGCTTAGCTGATCTTGTGGCTGGTAAGTCTATGGAAGACAATATCAAGGCTGCAACAGAGTTTGTGGATGCTGTTCTTAAAAATGGTATCATGCCATTGATTAATAAGATTATTGAGGTCGCTGAAAGTACGTCAATTAGCGAAAACGGCGTACAGGCAGTTAAAGCTATCGGGGAAATCCTAAAAGCAGTTGGTTCAATACTGCAATCAATGATGCCTGATCCAGAGGTTATTAAAGCTGTGGCTTCAATGGACAGTTGGTTTGGTAGCGGTCGAGCTGTTGAGATGATGGAAAAAGTAACTAAGTATATGGAACAAGCCCAAAAGGGTGCCATGTGCCTAATAGAAAAAGTTAAAACTTCATTCTTTAGCCCAGAGTTTATTAAGCTATTTGATGATGTTGATCCAAATGCTGCTGCTATGATTTCCGCATTCGGCCCAATCATTGAAGGTGTTGCCAAAGCGCTTGACGCCCTCAAGCCTTCAGACGAACAAATGAAAACAGTTCAAAAGTCTAGAGGTTTCTGGGGAACAAATCAAGGTCCGGAAATGATGAAGTTAATGACTGAGTACATGAAGGCCACTGAAGAGCCAATTAAGGGTCTCATTAATGCTATCGGTACTAATATGAAAGACATCATTAATTCAATTAAGCCTATAATCAAAGATATAGGCTCAATGAACGTTGATCCAAAGGCGCTTGAAGCAGTAACAAGGCTAGTTGTAGCAGTTATGGAAGGTATGGGTAATATGATGGCCGGTGTTGGCCCGATTGTCCAGAGTGTTACAAAAATTGCTGATAAGTTCTCAAATGCTAGTGCAGTAATGGCATATCAACTTAGAAATATCGGTGATATGATTGGTAAGCTAGGCCCTGCATTTACTTCCATGATGCCCTCCATTACAAGCATTTTAGAAGAGATGGTAAAGGTTGCACAAGGCATTAAAAACCCTGAAGAGTTTGGGAAGAAAGTAGAGTCGATTGTTAAGATATTTGATATGCTTAATATGATCGTTGATATGTTTGCAGGTAAAGATGCCAAGCTAAACGCTTACGGAACTGCCACTGAAAGTTTTGATGATACTTCTATTGGAGCGCTTAAGCATAACCTAACCCAGTTTAACAAAGCAATCCTTAAAGATACCGGCCCGCTACAGACGTTTATTAATAAAATGCTAGGCTTAAACATACCAAAAGGTGGTGAGAAAAAAGCTGAGGCACTTGGTAATGTCTTTAAAGCTCTCGGTATTGTTTTGGACGGCGTCACAAAGTTTAAAGAGTTTGCTCCAAAAAGATCAACGGCCGCCAATAATGATAGCGGTGCCATGAAAGAAATTAATCAAGCTATTCACTATATGCAAAAGATTGATTTTGATGGTATAAAGACAGTCATGGAAAAGGTTGGCTCCGGAAACTGGGACTTTAACAAAAATAAAATTAAATACCGAGCTGATGGTGCTGAGGAATATCAAAGGTTTATTACAGCAGCCTTATCTGCTGGAAAGATTGAACCTGGTACGACAAATTTTGGAACACAAGAAACTAAAATAGGCTTTTTAAAATCAGCAGTTGAGACAGCCGGCGGAGGAAACTGGGATTCATCAAATAAGCTAATTCAATCTAGGACTACAATGGTCCAAAATTTTACTTTATTTGTATCTAGCTTAAAAGACGCGATTAGGGAAATTAACAGAATGCCAATCATGGATTTTAGTCTTTGGGAAAAAATTGATATGTCTATGTTCTACGTTAGCTGGGCCGCAGAAAGAGCCGGCTGGTGGTTCACGAGTGATATTACTACTACCATGAATTCTGCAGTTAACGTTGTACAGTCTATAGCTGATAATTTTAATGAGATTAATGATATTCTAAAAGACTTACCTATGATAGAGATTGATGCATCTTTAAATGAGTTTGGTAGAAATATGAGAGTAGCTACTAAGAATATAAAAATTCAAAACAAGCCAGTTAATATCAAGGTTGACCTTAAGGTAACAATGAATGCAAATGATATAGCACTTCAATTATCAGACTCTGCAAGGCCAAACGGCAAAAACACTATTTCGCTATCTAGAAAAGGTAGCACCAAGCAAGGCTGGTCTGGTGCGGCCCCTGAATAAAGGAAAAATTAATAAATGAAAAAGCACGATAAAAAAAGAGCAATGGATAATTATCAAAAGGTCATGACTACGATGACGGAACAAAGTATTGTTGAAGGATTATTTGAAAGTCTAGAAAAAATGACAGGAATGAAAGCAACAGAGCAGCAAAGGGAATATGTAAATAACTTGGTCCGCCAACATGCAATGAAGTGGACCGGAGTTATGACAAAAGTAGAAGAAGCCACTGAAGATCCAGAAATTGTAGCAAAATGTAAACAAAAGATGAACGGAAAAGATTAAGAAATGTCTAGCCCCAAGCCTCCATTTGAGGGACCATATGGACCTCCTCTAACACCAAAACCCTCTGATAATAAAGATCTATACAGAGAAGGTGATGATATACCTGAAGGTGCTACAGATGCTGAGGCAAAGGAATATGAGGTAACCCGGGTTAAGCTAGGAGATTATGTTAGTGCTGTTACCAAGGTAAACCATTACAATCTCGAAGGTGGTTCCACACCTTCACCTAGCCACAATGATCCTGCCGGTCCTCCTCCAATTGTTGACTCATATAAAAGAGGCGGGTCTCCAAATAATGTTGGAGCAAAAAAGACATTTATAGATGAAGTTTTACACAGCCCATACAAGGGGACAATACAAGAAAGCGATTTTACCTTAATAGGGGTTAGCGAATACAAATCTAGGGACTCAAAACGTGGTGAGGTTAATCCGTTTTATCAAGAAGACGGCCAGGGAAAACTTTATAAAAAAGGTGTTCAAGAATCTAGAGGCGAAGGCCACACACTTTTATCTCAAGTTGCAGGGCATGGCACTGTATTTAAACAAGTTGGTGAACCTACTAAGGCTATTAAGCCTAACCCCCATCCAGTTAACTCGGCTATATCTACAATATTAAAAAATAACCGATTTCACCCAAACATTGGTTCTCCTTATGTTAATGATGGAGCGTTTTCAGTTGCTACTGACGGGGCAATGGGTAGCTTGCAAGAAAGACTTGGCCGGTATGATCCTGATGGCCAGCAGCTGTTAGTATCTGATCTAATGAAGATTGGTAGGCGAATGATGGTTAGAGGTACCCAGCATGATCAAGATGGAGGCGGCGCAGACTTTTTTCCAACAGGTACCCAAATGGGTATGCCTCGAGGGCTAGGAGGAGATTTAAAGGTATCTGTGCTAAGAGCTCCTAATTTTACTCCTTACACAAAAATGAGCGGAGGGTATATTCTACCTAACTCCGGAGGATCAAGCATAGGTAATAACGTAAGAAACGAAATATCTTCTCAAGAAACCTATGGACATTTAAATTCGTGGATTGAGAACTTTGTTGGTGTGCTGCCAATGGGCATGATAACTGCCGCAGTCGTTACCGCAGCGCTAATCGCAGTACAGGCTTTAGCAATATTCATCTTGTATCTAGGGATATCATTGATTCCTGCTGAAGCCCCAGAAAAGAAAAACCCTTTTGATCCTCGGACACTTCCTATGGGAAAAGCCCAGTTTTCCCCAAGTTATGATGGGCTTGGAGGTGCAGCCAGAGGTTTCTTTATTAATGCATTTGGTATTCCTCGTCTGGTTGGTAAGGATGGCACAACAGGCGCATTTGCAGATGTTAGCGGCGCCTTATATTATTTAAAGGCACTGTTTTATGGGATGGGTACCATGTTTGGGCTTTCCGACTGGGACGGAATTAACTGGCTAGATGTTCCTTTGGCACTAATGTCACCAGGGCAAGCTGGGTATGCTGCAACAATGTTCAGGGTCGCAAATAGAGACCTTGAGGATTATGAAATAATTGCGGCTCCTTTAACAGATGCTGAGGCCGGTGTTTCTAGTAAGATTGGCGCCGCTTTAGGATTAATCATGAAGACCGGTGAAATAAAATCAATCCGGATGATTAATCTTTTTGCCAAGATTGGTGATATCATGATCCAGGGTGATACTCTAGCATTTAATGGTGTATTTAATAAGGATCCGGATCTTTATCCTGAAAACGGTTTAACCAGGACATACAAAAGCCGCGTTGGCGGCCCAAAAGGAAAAGCAGATCCTAGAAACTATAACCTATCTTCTGTTCTTCGTGCTAGCGCACTTCCTTCTGCTTATCTTGTACCTAATTCATATGACACAGCAAGAAAGCAATATGCCCTCCCTGGTTCTGTCGTACCGGCACCACATACAGTTGCAAGGACAGATGGGTCGGTCCCACGCTTAAGCAGGGCTAAGGTTCAAGAAATAGAAGATAAGCTTGACGCAGAGTTCGTGCCATTTTATTTTCATGACTTAAGAACAAACGAAATCGTTGCGTTTCATGCATTTTTAGATAGTATATCAGATGACTATAGTCCTGAGTGGAATTCGGTAGGTGGGTTTGGCAGGATGGATCCAGTCCAGATTTATTCAAAGACCTCAAGGTCTATATCAATTTCATTTTTAGTTGCTGCAACCAACCCTGAAGATCATGACTATATGTGGTGGCAACTTAATAAGCTGGTAACATTAGTATATCCTCAATGGAGCCCTGGAACGGCAATAACTGATCCAACTTCAAAAAATGGTCATATTATGCCATTTTCCCAAGTCCCTGCTGCTTCACCTATCATTAGACTAAGAATAGGTGATCTAATTAGATCAAACTACAGTAGGTTTAATTTAGCTAGAATGTTTGGAATCGGCATAGAAGACAAAGCTGGCGGTTCATTTAATATTACAGGATCACCAGTAGCAGGTAATGCTGCAGAGGCAGCAGAGGTTACTGACACAAAGACGTCTACGGACGTGTGGTCGAGTGCAGACGAAGATGCTGCAAAGGCAATTAAGGAAAAAAGAGATAACTTTCGAAGGCCTCCTTCGGCAGATGGAAAACTTGGCTTACCTGCGGAAGCATTTGCAGAGGTTAAAGGTCCGCACATATTACCAACGCCGGATGGTGAAAAAATACAAATTCCTGAGGATACATTAATTAAAATAGTGGAAGCGACCACACCTGGCGCGATTCCTTTTATTAGCCCTCCTGGTGATAACTTAATATACAAGGCTACGGTAGAGGATGGTTTTTATAAAGGCAAGGAGATTTATATACCACAAGGAAAATTAGCTCCGCATCCTGGGTGGGAGGCCGGCGAGCTCTTACCAGACGTAGCACCCTTTGATCCTGAGGCAGCCCCAGAAGACCCGACCGAAGGGACTGTTGCCGGGTTCTTTTTACCAGATGCTAACGCGGTAGTTAGAAGCTTTGAGTCAACCGCAGGTCGTGGGCTTGCAGTTGCATGTCAATCTTTTGCTTATGATTACTCAGATGCGACGTGGAGAACGCATGTAGAAGGTGCAAAGGCCCCTAAGTTTGTAAAAGTAAGTATGTCGTTTGCTGTAATCCATGATCTTCCGCCAGGTATTGATTCAGATGGATTTAATAGAGCTCCTATATATCCTGTTGGAAAGATTATTCATAGCTATGTAGGTGCTGATATGCATAACCAGTTTATAAAGAATCCTAAGCAGCCAAACGTTGAGAAAACTCAATCGCAAAAAGATGCAGAGACAGTTTCTGAGGCGTCAGAAACAAAAGAAGATTAAAGGTGTTATAAATGGCGTTATCTAGATATGGTAGGACTGTAGTAATCGGAGGCTCAAGGCTTGAAACATCCGAAACGCTTAAGGCTTTAAGGGCTGGCATAAGAAATGGCTCAATTAAAACGACACCATACGTGACCTCCGGAAGCGAAAGGCTTGATATCATTGCTGCAAAAAAATATGGCAACTTTAAGCTTTGGTGGATTATTGCAGCCGCGAGTGGAATCGGTTGGGCTTTACAAGTTCCTCCAGGTACTAGATTATTAATACCAACGAACTTAACTGAAATTGCAGGCTTTGTAAGATAATGGACCCGAAACAACACACTAGTCTACAAACAGTAATTAAAGAGCTTGGTAAATTTTATGGTATACAATCTAAAAGCCAGTTTATCAATACCTTAATTGATCTTAATGAAAATGACAAAGAGCTCCAAAAGGCTGGAAAAACCCGAGAACAAATAATTCAAGAATTAAATAAAAGGCCAGATCCTTCTGATTCAATAGGCGACTTTTTTATTACTGCATCTGAAGGTGCGCATACGACTGAATTTTTAATGGAGAAATTTGAAAAAATATTTGCCGGGGATAAAGCAGCGCTAGTAGACACATATAAGAACCTAATACAAATTGTATGGGATCCAGCACAGGTTACCGGAGCTAATGCTAAAAAGTTTTTAAAGCCAGTATGCGGATTTGATGGAACCTCAACAGGGCATAGTTCGGCATATGATTATGAAGATGCCGGTGCCGTCGGCGCACCGGTAGGACCTTACGAGGGCCCTACGGCACCGGCTGTAGCTTTTGCCGGTAATATTACCCCGACTATGATTTCTCAACCAATTTATGAAAAGTTTATTGAAACTCATGGTGATCGTTTACCTGCTGATGATGGCCAGCCAGCTTATCCGGCCTATGATCAAATAAAGCAACCAAACTCTACTAGCGATCCTGGGAGTGATAACCCTGTGGTTATTAATTTTTTAATAAATGATGAAGATTTATCTCCTGCAACAAAAGACGTTGGAGCTGTTTCACTTTTTTTAGCTCATATACCATCTTTAGAAATGTCTAGGTGCCAAGTATACTTTGATGTTAATATAATTACCCAAAGACCTCCAGTCGAGGGCCCTGATGAAAAAATTAGTACAATGTCATTATCACAATTTTTAGAAGGCCGAAGGGCAACCAAATCGGATACTGACGCACAAAAAATAACAACTAGGGCAATTAACTCAACCCTTTTAGCAAATCCTGAATTTGCAACCCCTGATGATAAAAATAAAATTGAAAGCAACGAGCTTCCTAACCTTGCCTCTTCTGGGATGGAATTATTTACAGCTCCGCAAACGCTGGTAGATGCAGATGAGCTCTGGACGCAACCAGATATGTCAGCCGTTTCTCCTGACGCACCTCAAGGTGTAGTGATAAAAGATCGTACAGCGCAGGTTATAGATCGTTTTCGGCCACTGGCAACCTTAACAGGCTTTTCAATTAGCGTCACCCCATCTGGTGGCATGATGACCCATAAAACGGCTGAGATAACTTTAACCCTTCACGATAGATCAAGGATTGCCGAGGTAAGCGAACTTATTCGTCCTGATATGTATGGGAAAACATCACTTCTTATTGAATATGGGTGGATGCATCCAGAAGCACTAGATTTATCATCTGATTATTCAACAAATCCTTTTGCGCACCTTATTAATGCTTTTAGAAATAAAGAAAAATTTAAAGTTAAAAACTCAAGCTTTAGTTTTACCGAAACCGGCGAGGTTGAAATAACTGTTGAGCTATTTACATCAACCGGTATGATATTTGATTCTGTCGATATATCAAAAGGTCCAGGAGTAGGTAATAAGTTAAAAAGATTTCAAGAATTAGCCAACTTGATTAGGCACCTACGACGCAAAGTTACTCCACCTAAAGATTCTGGTTCATCAGATGTCACAGGTTTTACATGGCTTGGATCACTTACTAGCCCAGGCGGAATTGCTAATATGGATAAGGATACCAAAAAAGCGATGAAGGCATGGATGAAGGCTGCCAGAAGACAAGGCGCCGGCGCATCACCATCGACAAAAGAACTTTTATCAGCCATTGATAAAATTCAAGATGAATATGCTGACCTTACTGCAACGATTAACCAGGCTTTACAATTAAAAGATGATCATATAAGATCTCCAGCTTCCGGAGATCCTTGGTGGGAACCAATACTTCATGATGTAAAAGAAACAAGCAGAGGCAGTAGAAAAGTGTATTCATATCACTGTAATGTAAGGCAACATGTTGCTGATCCTCGCTTTACCACGTCTGTACTTTGGGATAAGCAAAAAAGAAAAGACTGTGTAGCCAAATACGGGCCAAAAGCCGGAAGGGATAATGCTCTTTTTAAAAGAAAGTTTTCAAAAAAATACGTTTCTTTGGGGAAGTTATTGTCTACCTACGTTATAGGTCCACTGGCTGCTGAAGACGCATTTGATGAGATCCAGGTTTTTTACTATACGTTTAACGAACATGCTTCTTATATGGCAGATAAAAATATTTCTTCTTTTCCAATTGAGTATGGAAAGTTCAAAGAAGAGCTAGAAAAAATTACGCGTACATCTGCAAATGTTCCAATTAGAAGATTTTTAGGAATGATCCAGAGTAAGTTTTTATCAAAATCATGGAACCCCGCATACGGCATGAGCTCTTTTTATCAAGCTGATAAAGAGCAAGGTATGAAACTAAAACAAACCTATGAAAAAAATCCTGCAACACTATCAGATGAAAAAAATGCAGTATTAATCCGAGCCTACAGTACGGACGATGAAAAACCAACAGGTCGCCAAAAATTTAAAAAGCCTCGCCTGGCTATTTCAACTGAGGTTAAGCCAGCTATGAATCATCAAAAAGGAGGCTTAAGCGCAAATCAACAAACTATTTTAAAAATTCATATATATGATAAAGCATCGAGCCCTCATACTTCCTTGCAAGACTTACTTAAGGCAGCCAGAAGAGACAGCATGGGTACCATTAACACAGTGGCAAGAGACATTGTTAGGACCCCTCAAACGGATGCAACTGTAGAAAAAAGAAATAAGGCTAAAGCGCAGCTTGAAAAAGCGCTTGAAGACACAGGCATTTTCGCAAAAGTGGACGGAGATCCTAATTCATATAAAATTAAAGGGGGGTTTAACGCAATTAAAAACTTTGTTAAAAGTTCAATGCCTTCGATCGTTTATGGTTCTGCAAACTCAGGGGTTATTAGCGCTAGTGTAAGTAGCATGAATGATCCTCAGCTGTCAACTATTCATATGATGCGATCTGGAAATAATGAGGCTAGAACCCCCGCACAGCAACTTAATGCCGGATTACCTTTACGTACAATGCCTGTTGAGGTTAGCTTAACAATATTCGGTTGTCCCTTAGTGGAGTTTGGCCAGCAATTTTTTATCGATTTTGGAACTGGCACTACAATAGACAATGTATATGCGATCACCGGTATTTCTCATTCCTTAACACAGGGTGAGTTTACCACAGAGCTAACGATGGTACAGCTAGATGCATATGGTGCTTATGAATCAGCGCTTAACTTAATAACCCAAGCTCAACCAACTATTGCGGATGCTGCAGCTGCAGAATAGCGAATTTTTAAATGAACACTTCTGTATATACGCTGTATCTTTGATGTATGCAAATATGTGTACACTCTAATGTAATTGGTACCCCTAAAAACTTGCTATATAATTCTGGTGAGTATACCTGGGTTAATAGTGTCCCAAATAATGCCTGGATTTATGGTGATAGAGCGCCTGTAAAAAGCTTAGATGTACTATTCGAATTCTTAGGCCTGGAATTACCCTTGCTTTCTTGTGCTGCACACATGAAGTCTTTTCAAAGCTTGCTAGGTATGAAAATGCATCGAATTCCTTGGCATGCCGTTTTACCTAAGGAAAAATTTAACCAGTCAATCAAAGACCTTATTTTTAGCCTCGAGAATGGGCTTGAGAGGTCATTAGATGATCAGTACCATGGTAACTTTATCTCACAAAGAGAGTTTCTTCTAAACCTATCTCGTGCCTCTATAGACACTGATGCACTGAAGCGCTTCATTAAAAAAGAAAAAAACCAAACAATATTAAGTACTTTATCATCCTTTAGGCCTAAAACGGATCAGTTGGCTGAAAAGTGTGTATACAACCAATCCGCAACTAGAACCGGCCGACTAACGGTAAGTTCAGGTCCTCAAGTGCTAATATTACCTAAAAGGCACAAACAAATTATTAAATCAAGATTTTTAGGCGGGGAAATATACCAAGTTGACTTTGTCTCTTTGGAACCCAGGGTTGCAAGGCTAGCAACCGGCCAACCTGCCGATCATGATGTGTACACTCAATTATCAAAAGATTTATTTTCATCAACCTTGAGCAGAGAGCAATGTAAAATCGCTGTTCTTTGTGCACTGTATGGCGCTTCGAAATCTAAGTTATCAAAAATGATAGGCAATGATCATGACCCAACAAGCATAATTAGAAAAATTCAGGACTTTTTTGGTGTCAATGAAATACTAAAAAGTATAAGACCAAACCTTAAAAAGCATGCCAGCTTTCGAAACTATTTTGGTCGCCAAATAAACCCAGATAGAAATGATAATTCAGCGTTAGTAAACTACTATATTCAGTCGTCTGCTGTAGATGCTGCCATGATTGGATTTTCTGCTGCTACAAAAAAAATCAATAAAAAATATCTAAAATGTGTACCTATATTTGTGATTCATGATGCGATATTGTTTGATGTACACCCTGATCACAAAAAAGAATTTTTTAATATTTTTCATAATGGTATTAATATACCTACCTTAGGCGAGTTTCCTGTAACTATTAGTGCTATAGCTGATGGTGGCGAATAATTATTAAGTGAGGTGCATATATGTCAAATCTACAAACTGAGCTTTTCATTAGAAAGCAAATTCAAAAAATCTTAATTGAAAATCCTGAAAATGACTCCGCTGAGCCGCCAAAAGAAAGTCCTAAATCTGGAGGAAGAGTATTTGGTTCTGTTGGTCGAGGACGTCTGCCAAAAGAAATTGCAGAGGTATTTGCAGGTGAAGATGGATCAGCAGCGGAGCTAAAAAGGCTAGCTTCAACTAACCCTACAAAATTAATGAAAAACCTTAAGGTCTCTAGGGGGGTTGGTGACACAACCTTAGAAAGAGCAAAATCATTAATTGAAAATGCTAGAAATGGCACTGAGGTTTTCGGTCAGGCAATCGGCACTGCTGAGGAAATAGAAAGTGCATCAAAAAGAGTCGGTGCATATTTTCCAAATAAAGGCCTTCCTAATACTCGGCTTGCTAATCTTTTTATTTTTGATACCCTTCGAGGTGCAGCCACTTCAGGTTATATAAAAATGACTGGCCATCTTCGAGTTGAAGAGTTTCAAAATGGCGTTTTGGTCTATAATGTGACAAATGCAGGAGATCGTTGGCAATAATCTTGTAAATGTTTTAGGTATGTGTTATAATATACTTGAAGCATATGGAGGATAATATGTCAATTGATGTTGATTTCGAAGAACTACAGGTTAAGTGGGAACAATACGAAGGCCTTCTTAAAAGGTTGTCTGATGATAACCTTAATAAGCTATTAAGTGACTTAGGGGAAAGGATTGTAATGTGTCCTGCGTCCTCAAGAACAGATCAGTATAGTTGCTTTCCAGGTGGAATGGTTCAGCACTCACTGCAAGTAACATCGACAATGAGGTCTTTAGATAAAGCCTTAGAGACAAACCAATCGACAGCTAGTATTATTAAGGTAGGGCTATTGCATGATCTTGGTAAGGTTGGAAACCTAGATAAGCGTTACTTTGTTGAGCAAGACTCAAGTTGGCATAGGGAAAAGTTAGGTCAAATGTATAAATACAACGAAGACCTAAACAAAATGTCTGTTTCTCATAGAACTTTGTGGCTGCTTCAGCACTATGGTGTCTCCCTTACTAATGAGGAATGGTTAGCGATCCAATTGGCATCTGGTTTTCACTTTGAAGAAAATCGATTTTATGTCGGCCATGAACCTTCTTTAGCTCTTTTATTGCAACAGTCAAAAGCTGCGACAATTCACAAGGAAAAAAATAGTGAAGTATGATAAACTAGTAAGAGATAGAATTCCTGAAGTTCTGGATTCTTTAAGCAAGGTTTATGAAATTTCGCATGCAGACAGTAATAGCTTTAAACAGTATTTGGCAAAAAAGCTAAATGAAGAAGTAAATGAGTTTATAGAAAATCCTTGCATAGAAGAACTAGCAGATATTCAAGAAGTTGTTTATGGTATACTAAAAGCTTATGATTGGGATAATGTAAAGCTGGTAGAAAAGGTTGAGCAAAAAAGAATTCTTAAAGGATCATTCTCAAAAGGAATAATTTTAAAGGAAGTTATTGAGCCTTAAAGTGATATTTAATATTGAGGTAAGCTATGAAAAATATCTTAAGAAAATACATTAAAGAATCTTTAAGAGAGTTTTTAGCCAGCAATGGTCATTTAAAAAATTGCGAATCCTTTATTCAATCTGAAATATCAACATTGTCAGGTATATCAATCACCGGCCACACGTCATCTTTTGATAAAAAAGATTTAGAAGACGATTTAGAAAAAAAGAAAAAAGATGACCTTACTGCAAAGTCGTTCGGCGGTGGATCTTATTCGGAGTAAAGCTTGAGCCTTAAGGATATAAAAGAAGGGTGGCTTAACTATATTAAAAGCCTAATCTCCAAAAAAACTTTAGATCCTGAGTTTTCAAAAGTGGTTTCCGAAAGGGCAAGCATTTGTACTACCTGTCCTTATCTTGTTATGACACGATTAACCAAAGATGCCGTATACGGAAAATGCAAAAAGTGTGGATGTATATACCCAGCTATGATTTTTGCTGCTGGAAAAAAATGCCCAATTGGTAAATGGGGTAACTATGAATCTTAAGGATATAAAAGATGGTTGGACAAACTTATTTAAAGACTATCTAAACATTTCTTCTCCGCCACCTGAACTTAGAAAAAAAATAGATGAAAGATCACAAATTTGTAAAAAATGTCCTGAGCTTAAGCATACCATTGTTCCAAAATCTATTTCTCCTCTTCGGTTTAAGTGTGCAAAGTGCAGTTGTTTTTTTCCTGCTGTAGTCTTTGCACCTGAGCATAAATGCCCACTAGGAAAGTGGTAATATTTTTGTACATTACATGCTAATATAGTATTCTTGTTATGTGGATAACCCACATATAAAACAGTTGAACTTTAAACAGTTCGGAAATTAGGAGTTAAAAAAATGGCAATTGATTTTGATGCAATTAGAAAAAAGTTAGGCCAGCTATCTGGTACTAATAGCCGCCGCAATGTAATGTGGCGCCCCGAGGAAGGTGAAGAGCATACCGTTCGCCTCCTGTCATTTAAGGATAATGACGGCCAACCATTTAAGGAACGATGGTTCTATTATAATATTGGTAATAACCCAGGCCTTTTGGCGCCAAAACAGTTTGGTAAGCCAGATCCAATCCAGGATCTTATTAATACCTTGCGTGAGGATGGTTCAAAGGAATCTTACGAGCTAGCAAAAAAGCTTTATCCAAAAATGCGTTGCTATGCCCCCGTAGTTGTCCGTGGCGAAGAGGATAAGGGTGTACGTCTCTGGTCATTTGGAAAGACCGTGTACCAGTCACTTCTTAATATTATGCTTGATGAGGATTATGGTGATATCACATGCCCTTCGGAAGGTCGAGATGTTAAGGTAGTTTGTACAAAGCCGCCTGGCCGTATGTGGGCAACCACTACTGTGCGCCCTCGAGGTAAGGCATCTGAGCTTTCATCTGATGCCGGCCAAATTAAGGAATGGGCTGATAACGTTCCTGATCTAGATCAGCTTTACACTTTGAAGCCAGCCGATGAGCTGGAAAAGATTGTAAATGACTGGCTAAATGGAGAAGACGCAGATAGCGACGGCACTACCCGTAATGCAACTAGCAACTTTACTAATAGTAATACTACTGCATCTACTACAACCACCACTGCTTCTACTACAAGCGATGAGGTTGAGGTTGCTGAGGCTCCGACAACTACAAAGTATCGTAGCCTAGATGACGCGTTTGCAGATCTTGAAGATATGTAATCCTATCTAGGTTCGTCTTTTAACGGCAGGTTTATCCTGCCGTTTTTTTTGTTATCCTCTCGAATTTACCTTGAACATTACATGTATAATCGTTAATATTCTAGTATCTACAAAAGGACAAGGTATGGCTAAGAAAACTAAAAAGAATCCCGCTCAAGATGATTTTACAAATGATCTAATCCAGTCTTTAAACAAGGAGCATGGAACAAAGGTTGCATATAATTTAGCATATGATGTTTCACCTACGCATGTTAAGAGATGGATATCCACAGGTTGTAAGCAGCTTGATTATATTGTTTCAAATCGAGAAAATGGAGGAATGCCAGAAGGTAGAATTATTGAAATCTTTGGGCCTCCTTCAATTGGTAAGTCACACCTTGCCATCCAAATAGCAAGATCCACCCAGCAAATGGGAGGTATTGTTGTATACATTGATACTGAAAATGCAACATCAGTAGAAAACTTAGGCTTGTTAGGCGTAGATATTAATAAGCGGTTTGTGTATGTTGATACGCACTGTACTGAAGAAGTTTTGTCTATTGCAGAGTCAACAATTATGAAGGCCAAAGCAATGGATAAGGATGTCCCAATTACGATTATATGGGATTCTGTTGCTGCAACTTCGCCTAAGGCTGAGCTTGTAGGCGATTATGATAAGGACAGCATTGGTTTACAAGCCCGGGCTATCTCCAAAGGTATGAGAAAAATTACTGGTGTTATTGCCAATCAAAACGTTTTGTTCGTAATACTTAACCAGATTCGAACTAAAATTGGAGTTATGTATGGAGATCCTACTACTACACCCGGGGGTAAGGCAATCCCTTTTCACTCATCTGTACGAATCAAGCTGGGGGCCGGACAACGAATTGAAAACAAAGACAAAGAAGTTGTCGGTATTCACGTCTCTGCAAAGACGATTAAAAATAAAGTAGCGCCTCCTTTTCGTACCGCTAACTTTGAAATACACTTTGGCAAAGGTATTCGTGAGCATGAGCAAGTTTTTGATTTGCTTAGAAAGCATGGCGCTGAAGTTGTTGATGGAAATGAAATTGTTGTCTCCGGAACAGGTGCCTGGAAAACCTTAATGGTTTCTAGCGCAAAAACCGGAGAAGTAATCGTCGAAAAGAAATTTTATAAACAGGATTTTGGAGAAGTTATGTATTCTCCAGAGTATGGTCCTTATGTTGATTCTCTCTTAAAGGCATGTATGGTAAAAGAGTATTCTCCTCAAAACATGGAAGTTGATGCTGAGTCTTATGAAGAGATTAGGTCCATCGCCATGGAGATTGAAGAAGATTTGCTGGTACCTGGAGAGTAGTATGCAATCTTCCACTCGGCCTGTTATTCTGGTTGATGCTTACAATTTATTTACTAGACACTTCATAGCAAATCCGGCCATGTCAAAAAATGGAGATCATGTCGGTGGAACGTTAGGCTTCTTAAAGTCTTTGGCAACATTGTCTGATTATTTAAAGCCTTCAGAGATGTATGTGGTTTGGGAAGGTGGCGGTTCTACAAGGCGAAGGGCAATTTATAAGGACTATAAAAAGCAAAAACGTCCACAAAAGCTTAATCGATTTTATGGTGATGATATTCCTGACACGATGGAAAACCGCAGCCGACAGGTCTCATTAACGATCGAGCTTTTAAAAACAGTTCCAGTTCGCCAAGTTTATGTCTCAGATTGTGAAGCTGATGACATTATTGCATATTTAGCAAAATATAAATTTTCTAAAAAGAGATGTGTAATAGTTTCTTCTGATAAAGACTATTACCAGCTTCTATCAAGTAGGATCATCCAATGGTCCCCAGGCCAAAAAGATTTTGTTACAATGAAAGATGTATCAAAAAAGTTCGGCATGTTTCCAGAAAATTTTTTAGTTGCTAGATGTTTTTGTGGTGATGGTTCTGACTCATTACCTGGAATCAAGGGGGCAGGGTTTAAAACGCTTTTAAAGAGATTTCCAGAGCTGGCTGACCCTGAGTTTATCTCTGTCGACGAGATTTTAAAGTTTAGTATAGATAGAGGCTCAACTAAAGCAGGCCAAAAAATTAAACTATTTCAAAATATTAATGAAAATCCACATGTACCTTTAAGGAACTGGAAGCTTATGCATTTAGGCACAAATAACCTTGCTGCTAGCCAAATTCAAAAAGTTGAAGGTATTGTTGATACTTTTGAGAACAGTGGTAATAAAATAAAGTTAATGAGGACGCTAATGCGTGAGGGTCTTTCAACCTTTGATGCTGATTCGTTTTTTATGTCGTTAAGTTCAAATTTAAGATCAGGAATCTAATATGAGTAATACAGTACTTCAGGTAGCAACTGGCAATCACGCCCACTTTGGGCAATATGGAAAACAGTTTCAAGAAAAGATCTTTCAAAGTCTTTTGTCTGATCATGCATGGGCAGCTCAAATGATTGAAGTAATGAGCCCCAGCTTTTTTGATCTTAAATACCTAAACTATCTAACTGAAAAGTATTTTTCTTACCACGTAAAATATAAGACATTTCCAACTATGTCTTTGCTAATCACTATTATCAAAGATGATTTATCACAAGGAAATGATGTTATTTTAAGGGATCAAATTGTAGAGTACCTACACCGAATTAAGCACAATCCGGACATGGGTGATCTCCAATACGTAAAGGATAAGTCATTAGATTTTTGCAAGCGTCAAGCATTTAAAGAAGCGCTAGAACAAGCTGTAGATTTAATTTCTACTGATAAGTTTGAAAGCGTCGTAACTTTGATGAAAGAGGCGGTTGCAGTTGGGATGCCTTCCTCAACAGGCCACGATTTCTTTGAGGATGCAGACGCTAGGTTTGTTAAGCATTCGCGCCGAGTTTGTCCAACTGGTTTAGATAGATTAGATGCCACCGACATTTTACAAGGTGGCCTGGGCAGAGGAGAAATTGGTGTAATCACCGCAAATACAGGCGTAGGAAAAAGTCATTTTCTTGTGCAGCTTGGTGCTAATGCTATGAAGGCTGGCAAAAATGTCGTGCACTATACATTTGAGCTTACCGAACATGCCGTAGGGCTAAGGTATGATTCAAATATTTGTGGTATTGCTAGTAATGACGTTTGTGATAACAAGGTAGATGTCTTAAAGAAGTATGAAAATAATGATTTAGGAAGACTAATTATTAAAGAATACCCAACAGGCACTGCATCAATTATCACTATTAGAAATCATATTGAAAAACTTTTGCTAAAAGGTTTTCAGCCGGACGTTATTATTATTGATTACGCTGATATTATGCGGTCAACGCGTAGTTACGACTCATTAAGACATGAGTTAAAGTTAATTTATGAAGAGCTTAGAAATATGGCTATGGATATGAATATTCCAATCTGGACTGCATCACAAGCAAACAGGGATTCAGCAAACTCTGATGTTGTTGGTTTGGAAAACATGTCTGAAGCATATGGTAAGGCAATGGTTGCTGACGTTGTACTTTCTATCTCTAGAAAAGCCATGGAAAAGTCCACCGGTGGCGGTCGTCTCTTCATTGCAAAAAACAGAGCTGGCAGGGATGGTTTGCTTTTCCCTATTCACATCGACACATCGATGTCTATAATTGAAATACTTGATGAGTCTTCTTTGACTTTAAACGAGGCTGCAGAGCAAGATGAAAATGCTATGAAGGATTTGTTAAAAAAGAAGTGGAATGAAGTTAATAAATTTTGAGGAATAAGAATGATAAAGTTTGATGAGGCATTTAAGGCATCTCTTGAGTACTTTCAAGGTGATGATTTGGCGGCTAACGTTTTTGTATCAAAGTACGCTCTAATTGACAAGGAAGGAAATTTACACGAAAAATCTCCTGATGATATGCATAAGAGACTAGCTGCAGAGTTTAGTAGGGTGGAAAGCAAGTACCCTAATCCTATTCCTGAAGAAGAAATATATGAATTATTTAGGGACTTTAAATACATTGTCCCACAAGGTTCCCCCATGTCTGGCATTGGAAATCCATACCAAGTCCAGTCTATCTCTAACTGCTTTGTTATCGAGTCTCCTCACGATTCATATGGAGGTATTCTTAAAGCAGATCAGGAGCTGGTTCAAATTGCCAAAAGAAGAGGAGGGGTAGGATTTGATATTTCTACTATCCGGCCGAAAGGTAGAGCCACAGGGAACTGTGCCAGAACCACAGACGGAATTGAAGTCTTTATGGAGAGATTTTCAAATTCATGTCGAGAGGTAGCACAAAATGGACGACGTGGTGCCTTGATGTTAACCATCTCAGTGCACCACCCACAGGTTCTTGACTTTATTAAAATTAAAAGAGATCTTACAAAGGTAACAGGCGCCAATATTTCAGTCCGTTTATCAGACGAGTTTTTGGATTGTGTTAAGTCAGGCAAAGAATATCAACAGCGTTGGCCTGTTGATTCTAGCGATCCTGACGTTTCTTATATGGTTAATGCACAAGAAGTTTGGGATGAAATCATCTCATCAGCTCATGCTTGTGCCGAGCCTGGTCTTTTGTTTTGGGATACTGCAAAGTCACAAACACCGGCTGACATATATCATGAAAATGGGTTTGGCTCAACATCCACTAATCCATGTGGGGAAATTATTCTTAGCCCATATGATAGTTGCAGATTAATGCTTTTAAACCTGTCTTCTTTTGTTAACAATCCATATACTGAAAATGCAAGTTTTGATTTTGAAAAATTAGCTGATATTACACAAAAAGCTCAGCGGCTAATGGATGATATGATTGATCTTGAAATTGAGCAGGTAGAAAAAATTCTTGCCAAGATTAATAATGATCCGGAACCTGAGGAGGTTAAGGCAATTGAAAGAAATCTATGGACAAAAATTAAAGAGCAGGCTTTAAAAGGTCGCCGCACCGGCTTAGGGGTAACTGCAGTTGGTGATGCTTTGGCAGCCTTAGGGATTATCTACGGCTCTGATGAGTCAGTAGGTGTTGTTGAAGAATTTTATAAAACCTTAACTGTTAATGCATATCGTTCCTCATGCATTATGGCAAAAGAGCGCGGCGCATTTCCAATTCATGATCACGAAAAAGAAAAGGATCATGAGTTTTTAACAAGAATTTGGGAAGAGGCTCCTGACATATACGGTATGAATAAGGAAACCGGCCGGCGAAACGTTGCCTTGACGACAACTGCACCAGCTGGTTCTGTTTCAACACTCACACAAACAACATCAGGTATCGAGCCGGCGTTTATGTTAAAGTATACTCGGCGCAAAAAGTTAACCCCTAATGATGTTAATGCTAGGGTTGATTTTGTTGATGACTCTGGTGATCGTTGGCAAGAGTATCCGGTTTATCATCATGGATTTAAGCGCTGGATGGACGTCACAGGTTTAACTGAAATTGAAGACTCGCCGTATAATCTTAGCACTGCCGGCGAAATTGACTGGGTACAAAAGGTTAAAATGCAGGCCGCAGCCCAGCGATGGATTTGCCATGCAATTTCAAATACTACCAATATTCCAAATGAAACAACTGTGGAATCAGTAAAAGATATTTATATGTCCGGTTGGGAATCAAAGTGCAAAGGTGTTACCGTCTATAGGGACGGATCCAGGACAGGTGTATTGGTTTCTGAGGCGCAAAAGGATGACAATAGGTTTACCACCCACGATGCTCCAAAGCGTCCTCCAGAGGTTGATTGCTCTATCCATAATGCAAACATTAAAGGCGAAGCATGGACTATCCTGGTCGGAACAATGGATGGCCGGCCTTATGAGGTTATTGGTGGTCTCTCTAAGTTTGTTGAGATTCCTAAAAAGTATAAGCAAGGAAAAATTGTAAAGCATCCAAGAAAAACAAAAAACAGTATTTATGATTTGCATTTTGGAGAAAACGGCGATGAAGTAATTTTACGAGACGTTGTTTCATTATTTGATAACCCAAACCATTCAGCATTTACCAGGACTATCTCTTTGGCATTACGCCATGGTGCACCTCTTCACTATATTGTAGAGCAACTTCAAAAAGATAAGGATGCTGACTTATTTAGTTTTTCAAAAGTAATTGCTAGGGTTTTAAAGACCTACATCGTCGACGGCACCCGTGCTGGTAAGACAGTTTGTGATAACTGTGGTGCAGAAGATACTCTCGTGTACCAAGAAGGTTGCGTGATATGTACATCATGTGGCTCAAGTAAATGTAGTTAACAAAGGAAAAAAAATGAAGTGGACATCTACTATATCTCCTCTAATCAAAGAAATTGAGCTTAGAAAGCAGCCGGTTATTATTCGAGTAAATAAATTTGATGAAGACTCTGCAAATAAGTTTCAACTAGAAATAGCCCAGGCTCATAATACTGGGCAAAAGGTAATTCCTGTCATTATTGATTCTTATGGCGGCCAGGTTTATAGCCTTATGACGATGATCAGCGCAATCAAACATGCTGAAATACCAGTAGCAACTATAGTTGAAGGAAAGGCCATGTCATGTGGCGCAGTACTATTAACTTTTGGTGAAGAAGGAATGCGTTTTGCTGATCCTGATGCAACAGTTATGATTCACGATGTTAGCAGCGTAAACCATGGGAAGATTGAAGAGCTTAAATCATCCACAGAAGAGGCCGGCCGTTTAGATGACAAGATCTTTACAATGATGGCACGTAACTGTGGTAAAAAAGATGACTTTTTCAAAAAGAAGGTTTTTAATAAAAAGCACGCTGACTGGTTTTTAGACGCTCAAGAAGCAAAAAAGTATGGAATCGTAAACCACCTAAGAGTTCCAAAAATTAATATCAATGTCTCTGTCGATATTGACTTTGAGTAACCAATGTTTGATAATGCCAGCAGAAAGGACCTACTTGAAATATTAGCTGATCTTGAACATCGCCAGTGGGCTCATTGGACTAGATACATGTTAGATAATTATACTCCTGAAAATGTTGAAAGATGGCGGCGCCAGGTTCAAACAGAGTATACAGATTTATCTGAACCTGAGAAGGACAGCGACAGAACATGGGCATCCACAGTGCTTTTTCATATTGATGAATATGAAAGAGAAAAAAAGCGAGGAAAAAATGGATAAAGATTTTTATAATAGTTCAAGTGCAGCAAAGCTCGGGTGGGATCCTTCTTGGTTTGGTTGTGACGAGTTTAATGACGAATTAGTAAATGCCATTAAAAAATGGCAAAGAAAGCATAAATTAAAAGCTGATGGTCTTTGCGGTCCTTCAACATACCGAAGGGTTTGGACCGATAGGGAATCAAGTATTTCAGAGCATGCACCTCCAACTGCAGTATGTGGTCCAGGTGATAAGTTCATTGTGCATAACGGAGACTTTTTTCCAATAGATTGGGATAAGGTAGTTCTTTGGGATGAGCCATCCGGACTTAGGTGTCAACCAGGAACATATACTTCATGGGCAGGTAAGCCTGATCGTAATCCAACATTTTTTGTTAACCATTGGGATGTATGCCTTTCCGCAAAAAGTTGCGCAAAGGTTATTGCAAAGAGGGGTATTTCAATTCATTTTTGCATTGATAACGATGGTACAATCTATCAACTATTAGATACTCAGCATCGAGCCTGGCAAGCAGGTGGAACTATGTGGAATACCAAAAGTATTGGGGTAGAGATCTCAAATGCTTATTATACAAAGTATCAAAGCTGGTATGAAAAAAACGGATTCGGGTCTCGGCCGGTTGTTAACGACGTAAAATGTCATGGCCGCAAGCTAGAGGAACACTTAGATTTTTATCCGGTACAATTAGAAGCTCTTAAGGCCCTTTGGGTAGCTGTGCATGGTGCAACAGGTATCCCGCTGGAATGTCCTACAGATTCTAACGGAGAGCTTGTTGAAGGTGTCGACAAGCGTTGCGAAAAGGGAGAGTTTCAAGGTTTTATAAACCATTATAATTTGACACGTAGAAAAATTGATTGTGCTGGGTTAGACATGGTAGGATTGTTGAAAGAAGCAAAAAATGGATAAACAGCTTACAAAAAATTTTAAACTATCAGAATTTAGGTGCAGAGACGGAACTGATGTTCCTGAAGATTTAATAGGCAATGTACAATTCCTTGCAGAGAACTTACAAATATTAAGAGATAAAATTAATAAGCCGATAACAGTTATTAGCGGGTATAGGTCACCAAAATATAATAGAAAAATTGGCGGCGCAAGAAAAAGCCAACACATGAAAGCTACAGCAGCTGATATAATTGTTAGGGGTATGCATCCTGATGATGTTAGAAATGAAATTTTATCTTTGATTAAAGAAGGAAAAATGGCTACTGGCGGTGTTGGTCGGTATACAACATTTACGCACTATGATACACGCGGTTGGAATGCTCGCTGGAGCGGAAGCGGCGTTAAGGATAGCAAGAGTTAAGGAAAAGAAATGCAGCGCAGTATTAATCTATATGATGATAAAATTGGAAAAGTTGAATATGTCGAGCATATGGGCTCTGACTTAACTATTGTTAATAGCGCTCGTGTTTCTTTCGGCAAACAAAAGGACGTTTTAGATGAGAAAGACGAGAATCTCATTAAGTACCTCATCAAGCATAAGCACACTTCGACTTTGGAGCACAATATTGTTACTTTGCGGTTTTGTGTTCCTTTGTTCGTTCGTTCTCAGCACCACCGTCATAGGACATGGTCATATAATGAAATTAGTCGGCGTTACACCGATGTAGATATTAAGTTTTATGAACCTAATTCTTTTAGGACTCAACATAAAAGTAATCGCCAGGCAAGTAACAACGAGTTAATTAACCCTGATATGAACGAATTTACTAATCGAGCTTTACCGGTGACTCCATATCATGCTAGTGAGGCAGTTAAAAACCATCATTATAGAAGCATGGAGCTATATAAAAAGCTTTTAGCAAATGGTGTTTGTAGAGAGCAAGCCCGAGCAGTACTGCCTCAAGGGCTTTATACAGAGTACTATGGTACGTGTAATCTTAATAATATGATTAAGTTTATTGAGCTAAGAACTCATGAAGGTGCCCAATGGGAAATACAACAAGTAGCAAGGGCATGCTTAGATATATGTGAAGATCTTTGGCCAAAAACGATTGCCGCATATAGAGAATTAAGGGGGTTATAATGTCTAGTCACGTAGTTATTGATGATCATGACGACTTAACTGACATTGGTAGCCTTAGGCATGCCGAAATTGACAGGATTATCTTAGAGGGAATTGTTCCTACTTTGGCAGAAGGCTTAGCGCCTCCGTCATTAACTCAAGAGCGAACAATCGGTATACCTCTTTTACCTTCTAATAATAATTTTTCTGGCACAAATACTTTTAACACAGTAAATGTAAATGGTGACTTAAACGTTTATGGTACTAGAAATGAAATATCTGTTTCTAACTTTAGCGTTGAAAACACAGTGATTACTGTTGGCGAAGGTACCGGTGGTGAAATGCCTGCTTCTGACAGGGGCATTATATTTACTGCACCTGGCCCTAATCCATCTATTTTTTGGGATGACAGCAATTCTGAGTTTAGGTTAGGAATTGTTGATGCAGATGCCACGGTTACTGAGTTTCCGGATCCGGATGCTAGCGGCCAAGGAGGGTTTGCAAATATTAAGGTAGGCGACATTGTTGCTGCTGCTGCAAATTTTAATAGCGTAAATTCTCAATCTGGTGATATCCAAGCCCTTACTGCAGGAACTTTAGTTATTAATACTTCATTAGACGCTACTGCTGCAACTACAAATTTTTCTACGGTTTCTACAAATAACATAAATGCCGGCCAAATATTAACGCAAGATGGATCACAGGATTATTTGTCTAGATATATCAAGGCCGGCCGCGGCGTCCAAATTGTCGAAGATCAAAATGATCCAGGATCTTTAATTGCCAGTATTAGTAGATTAAAAGAGTCATCTTCTCCTGGACAGTTTATATCTTCTGGAAATATATTTCCTAGTAGTATCGTTGCCGCGGCCAATGATCATAATAATGAAAATTTAGATGTGTATGTAAATGGTGTATTAGTTTCAATGGGAAATAATTTTGACTATACTTTAGACGATGCAGGCATTAAGTTTCATTTTGCTATTGAGCCTGACGACGTTATTACTATAATATCTTATTAGTTGTTTACTGCTTAAGCGGTGGCAAGATACTTTGCAACGCAATACTTATGAAACGTAAGTAATTTTTATTTAAGTACTTCAGAAGGGGTTTAGCTTTGACAGTTTCTTCGACAAATAAAACGTTCGTGACTTCAGATATTGCAATTGCTGCATATTTGCAAACTCACGGATTTAAGCTAATTGACTGTAAGCGTCTTAGCGATGGTAGGTTCTATTTTGAGTTTGATGACCCCTCTGATTCATGCCGGCAAAAATCAGTAGAGTTTCTTAGCAGCGAATGTTGCCAGTTTGATAATAATGTGAGAAACTTGAAAAAAATTCTGTATAAATCGTAAGTAGCACAATACTTATTTGTGACGAATGCTAATCGTCGTTTTTTAAAACGTTCGTTTAGGGCTCCCAAGCCCGACAGTTAAGACAGTCAAAGTTAGTTTCTGGTAGTTTTAAGGAAGCAAAACTTTAGGCTGTTTTTGTGTATTTGGCGGTTAGTAAATTTAATAAGAAAATTTCGGTAAAGTTAAGGTTTACACGGGCTCTTCGACATATTTATATCTGTTGACGAATCCATGGTTGTACGGCCACAATTTGCCAGCGTTTCATAGAAGTTTTTTCAGTTCATTTTGTTCCTGTTAGAGTAAACAAAGGCTTACATTATGCTAGACGTGTAATGTAATAAGGAGCAATTATGTCTAAAATTTTAGAGCTTTCGTTAGAAAGTGATGTAATTAACTCTGCGACTCCAGGCACAAATGACGGGTATAATGCACCCGCCACCGGCTTTTTTGTAAGTGATGCTGATACAGATCCTGCGAGGGATGTTGCTGACTTATCTGTAGGTTCATTTAATTTACCTGCAGACTTAATTAGCGATGATGTTGCTTCATACACAATTAGTATGTGGCTTAAGCCTGCATCATTTCCGACAACAGGGCGTCGCTATATAATAACTGATCGCGCGCACGGGCAAGATGAACAGTCCATAGGTATATGGATTAATCCTACAGGTC